TGATTCTTCTGCTATCCATGCAATTCCGGCAGCAGTTTTCCCACCACCACGTGATCCACCGTACAATATTTCAAATTCACTTCGTTCAAGTGCTTCAATTTGTTTCGGGTGGGGAGTCCACAGGACGCTTACAGGGGAGCTGGAGGACATTTGAAAGGATCTTCTCTCCGCCACTTGTGATATCAGTGGCACTTAAATCTGGTAAAAACTTGCCTAGTGCATACTTCACCGCGCCTAAAGACACATTGTCATTGCGTGAGTTCGTCAGTCGAATTAATTTTTCTATTAATGTCGGCACATACGGTCGTAGTCGCTCACGGATCTGCATATCACTCAATTGTTCAGTACCCTTAATAATCACTGGTAGGGAGTCTTTGGTTTCACTCATTTATTCCTTGTCTTTGTCATACGTAACACTC